CTGTGATGAATTAGAGAAAAATTAAAAGAGATCGGGGTATTATGATATCAATTTTTATTAAATTATTAATCGCCGCCGCTGCATATATGGTTGGGTATACTATTGGACTTTCCAATGGTAGACGCGAAGGATATATGGCTGGTCGAGAAAGGGAGAAAAATGTTAGGTGATCTATTGAGATCGAAAAGAGAAGAATTGAGATTTACCCAAGATGATGTTGCCAAGCTTGCCGGTTGCAGCCGAGCTTCAATCGCAAAGTTCGAGACTGGCCAATATCTTCCTAGCATTTATCTTTGCCATAAGCTTTTTAAAGTCCTTCATTTGAGAGAATTTTCAACGATGACTGCTAGAATTATGGCAGGTAAGTAATGGAAAAACCCGTCGATCAAAGAGAACAGGAGTATTGGCATGGAACCAAAAATAAACTCATTCGCTATTACTTCTATTGTCAGCGCGGCTTGGATCTGTTTAATAATTTTAGGTACGTCATTATGGCTATATTCGGTATTTATTATACGCTTAAGCTTAAAAATCCAGACATACTTCTGGGTATGTTTTTATTCTCTATCCCTCTTCTCATGTTTATTGGGTATTGGTCTGTGCATCATGTGGGTAAAGTCATTGATTGGCTAAATGTAAAATTCTCAACTCACTATTCTCTCTATGCCATCAAACTTCAAGAGGAGATTCGAGATGCCGTACAAAAATTGGTTAAAGACGGTTCTGAAGTTATTGATTGATGCCCTCATTGCATGTGTGGTATTCATTCTATTTTTTGCGTTTTCTATCTTTCTTTACATCACCATACCCGGAGGCAGCAGTGATTCCATCGATTATTCTAATCCTCATTAATATTGCTCTATACTTTCACTCGACGACATATGATGTCATTATGGATGATTACCAATGGTACCAGAAGAGGCGCCAGTTGGGTTTTTTCCCTATTTCCAAGATAAGGAATTTTAACAATTTCCAAGAGTTTATTTCAGATCACCTCTATAGCGGTACCACGTTCGGTACAAATGTCAAATTAGAACATTGGGTAAAGATAGCCATTAACTCAACCATTGCGATACTTATGTTTTTTGCACTAGGGCACGACAAGATATCTTTTGGTGCCGCGGTTCTCTATATTTGTAATCCAATTAATAACCAGACATCCCTGTGGCTCAATGGCCGTCGGTATGCGATAAATATTATATTGGTATTGACAATGATGTTGGTGCCAATTATTGCACCCGCCCTATATCTTTTTAGTGGACTACTTCAAGTCACCGCCATTTTCTCACCAATATTACTTTTAAATAAATCCCCATGGTTCCTTCTTTTGATCCCGATATTCCTGCTGGCCGGGAGTCAATATATTATAGGAAAATGTCGTGGGCGCATGGAGGTCATGGCAGATGGGGATCTGAAAACTTTCAAACCTACCAGATTTATTGTCATCGTCAAGACCTTTGGTTTCTTTTTTTGGAAGATGATATTCCCTCAAGTATGTGCGATGCAATATCCTGATCGTTTGAAGTGGGGATTAACTAAGGAGGGGACAGAAGATGCGTATAAAATTGATGCTTATTTCTTTAAAGGCACAGCAGCTTTGGGTGCGTGTGCGATTATATTTTTTATTCTTCCTCATAGGTATATTGGATTTTTTGGATTCTTTGTTTTAGCCACTCTGCAATGGTCAGCCGTCTTGCCCGTGACCCAAATTCTATCAGATAGATATTGCAGCATGCCAAATGTATTTATGATGTTTTTCCTTTCATATTTTTTATCAATGGCCGGGATTCTCTATGTCCCATTATTAATAGCATTTTGTGCTTATTATTGTATTTGCCTCTCTGAAGTGTACCCGATGTATAAAGACCTTACTTCATTTTATCAATACCACCTCCGTCACTTTCCTGCACTGTCTTGGTACCGACACAATTTGATTCAGGACCTAATGAACGAAGGGAAGCAAGAAATGGCCTCAGCCCAGACATTCGAGGGATTAATCAATGATCCAAAAGATTTCCGTCTTCTTATTTGGGGAGCCATCATGTCTTTGATAAAGGGAGATACTAAGCATGCAGAGGACTTCCTAAAGGAAGCAGAGAAGAATACCTACATCAATAAATATGATGACAATATGGCGGAAATCGCCAACTTAAGGAAGCAGATAAGCATCATCGCTCCCATAGAAAAGAAAAAGGAGCGCATGACCCAAAGAGAAAAATTCGTTTATATGAAAAGACGCGGCCTAAAGGGATAGTTGCAGACTTAAAAAAACGTACAATATTAATGAGCACAGCGCAAAGCTTCCTGTAATCCAGTCACCTTTAAATTGCTTCCAGTTCTTGTATTTCCCCCCGAATATACCGGCTATGACTATATAGGCGATATAAAGCCACCATGCTAAAAGATGGGTATGACAAAAACACGATAAGAGCACTAGAAAAAGTCCTCCGGTCACGGCACTAAGAACCATCCATAATGCCCGGCCAAAATTTCCATCATTTGAATATGGAAGACTTAATGTCCCCCACATGGGCATAATAAGGATTAGAGTCAACCAATTGTACCATTCGTCATAAAAGCTAAACACGACCGCACTGATACCTATCCCAAGAAGAAAAGGCATCATGATTCTTCGGCAGAATAGCCAATGATCTCCTCCCAAGGCATCTAAAAGGCCACCAACGCCCATTACCACCAATATAATGACTAAGTCCATGCCAAATCTTTCCCATGGAGAAAGGTGTCCTAAATGGTTTGTGGGGATGCCAAAATCTATTTTAAGCTGCTGAGGAGGGGTAGATGGCTGCTCCGCTGGCGCTGGGGCTACAATCGAAGCCCCAGGACCAGTGGCGGCCTTATTTTTGATGTCTCCAGAACTTGACCAAGTGAAATTAAAAAGGCTTATGAATGGTTTTGAGTCCGCGGTATGGGTGACCTGAGAAGAACCGGAATGAAAGTCATTAGAGGTTGTCTTTTGGTTAGACATGAACCAAGCGATGGCAATCAAAACCACGCTCAACAACAATGTCACTTCCCATAGCTGCTGACCTTTTCTATTCATAAATTCCCCCTTAAGAGATCGTCCAGAAATCAGATGCGAATTGGGAGATATACAAATAGGGGATATAGCAATATCCAGATATGCCCCATGATGCCCCCCAGCTGTTGCGGACAATAAAGCATTGCTTTTCATCATCATAACCAACAATTAACATACAGTGACCCCCAATGACCTCTTCACTGCTGGCAGGCATCGGTACCATCCCGGTGCTGGCCACTTCTGGAGACTCGAAAGATTCATAAACGGTCATACCAAAGACAACCGGATATCCAGCATGAAGAGCCTGCTTGATATCATTGTTGTTGTCTAAGGAAGAATAATCTTTGATCAAATCCTTTAGGGCATCGGTATAGCATTGCTCAGGAGGGCATACCGCAAACTGAGAAATGTCATAAGGCCATTCGGTCTCAGCGCATGCACCTTGCTTGGAAATACTTTGGATGCCGTCATGAATTTCTGCACCGCCATCTTGATCAGGATCTCCTTCGATCCCACGCTCATTATAATAAATGAACAAACGAGATGGCATTACGTCAGGTTGGACAAACTGGATAGCACCTGCAATGCCATTGGCTGTGCATGACCCTAAATCACCCTGATCATATACTGCCGGGCAATGGGACCTTAAATCGATAAGAGCTGGAAGTTCGGCCACAAATTCATGGCAGGAAGAATATTTTTTAACATTGTGTGGCAATGAGGGCTTCCAACCATAACGTTTGATTTTACGCATTTTAATCTCCTTAGCTTAATCCTTTTGATATTTTCTTTAACCATAAACCAACGACGACCACAATGCCTGTTGTCGTTAGCACCGAGATGACCACCCATGCTGGAATGTGGATAGTCATATTAGAATGAAAACTTTGCTTCTATACCTCCCACAGAAGCGAATTTCATGGGCTGACTACCATCATCTTCAGTCTTTAATTGTGCACCCGCACCACCAAAGATATAGAGATATTGAGTCAAGTTCATAATGGGAACATCTTGAACAGGCAGATAATTTCCTATATTCCAATCAATATCAGCGACAACCCCGTCGGTATTAAGCATAGTAACGCCCAAGGCTACATTCCAAGGGGTATAGCTGACAATTGTTGCTCCGGTGGTTGTCACCCACTTGTGTTGATTGAATTGGTAAGCATATCCCTCGCGTACACCTAAATAATTAATAATGGCGGCCGCATCGGTCAATAATGTATCAGCATTTGTTGATAGCCCATTGACATCTGCCAAGAATTGTTTGGTCTCGGCTCTATGTGGAATTGGCTGGAAAATATCAGCGTGAGCACTCGGTGCTATAACCCATGGCATCAATAAACCGCCGACAATGATAATGGCTGCCGTTTTTTTATTCGCGGCAATTACTTGCTTTGTCGCAGTGATGACGGCACCTAAAAACGTGGCGATGGTTTCTAATACCGACACCCACTTGGTCCATCCGATTGCCTGAAATCCTTGAGAAATGATATGATCAAAAGCTATTAAATGAATAACAATTAACCCCTTATGCTGCGCTGCCCATGCTAACCACGATTGGATATTCATCCTCGTCTCTCCTTTTTATTTTGGTTTAAAAATCATTACAATGGCTGTGACAGCACAGATCACAGCGCAACAGATTGACACAAGATTTAATCTATTATGTAATCCGTCCTTTTTGTTCTTCTTCGAGACCTTCTCTTCTTGTTGCCATTGCTCCAAGCTAGTAACCCTTCCATTTGTTAATTTTGCTTGAGTCACTATTTCGCGCAATGTCTTGGTAGTGCGTCCTTCTATTTTCTCGCCATTAAGTCCTTCATCTCCAAATTCTCCCCTCAGGAAAGCAAACATCTGGTCAACTTTGCTCTCAAGGGCAACCATATAAATATCATTCTTCCGTCGAGGGTTCCCATCCCACTTGTCAGACATGACAATATCCTTATATTAGGAGGCGTTAGCCTGGTTAGATTGTTGATTGGCAAGACATTCAGCAATGCCATATTGCAAAGGCAAATATAGATCAATGGTTACGTCGTCTTGAGCGATTTGCTGACGTAGTTTATTCTCGGCTGTTTGGGCCATCGCAATCGCTGCATTGATCTGCGCACTAGAGTAAGTGCTGGTGTCTACCTGATTTGTACTCGGGTTGATAGAGTTGACATAGGCCGTTGAGCAATCCGAAGATATATAGCTCGTTGGAATCTGTGCCCATGATTTAATAACATTACTTAATAAAAGAACTCCAATTAATCCGAGAATAAGAATTAATGCTCTATTCATAACTTCTCCTTTTTTAACATGCAGTACATGTGGTACAGACATTCGCTGCCCCACTACAATAACCCATTTGTCCTGTTGAGGTCCAACAGGCACCCACGGGACCGATTGAAGCACAAGTGCCTTTTACTTGAATCTTAGAAGTTGGGACTGAAGTTCCAAGACCTATATTCCCTTGTAATTCAGTGGTTGTTACACTTGAATTCCCCAATACAACCGAATTGCTTCCTGCTCCTATGGCATTGTATCCAACTACAGTCTCATTAGTGTCCCCATCGGCTAATGCCTCGGTAGACGCTCCTACAAACACGGAGTTTGCGGCAGTAGTGATGTGGGTACTTCCGCCAGTTATGAAAGTCCCGGCATTATAACCTAAAGCAGCGTTAAGATTTGTAGTAGTAAGATAGCGCAAAGAGAGTGTACCTGCTGCCGTATTCTGACTTCCAGAAGTGTCTCCATTCAAAGCAGAGTTTCCAATAGCTGCATCGTTGGCTCCAGATGATGTCAAAGAAGCTAAGGTGTTTGTCCCTAATGACGAGTTGTCTCCTCCATCCGTACTGGTTGGACCCGACAATATTCCTGCATATATGTCTGAAGAAGCATTATTGATCTGTATCGTTCTACTATTATTAAATTCTATAAATCCAGCAGCTGGAATTAATAAATTTGGCTGAGATCCGACCATCTGAATATTTCCGTTAACAGTAAGATTATTCGAGGCAGTAAAGGTATCAATGCCAACATTACCTGATTGAATCATCAACGCACCATTGGGTTTCCAAGTGCCTATTCCGACATTCCCATTCATTACCGTCAATGCTGCGTTGCTTGTCAGATTAGTACCAATCCCTACATTTCCATAAGTCGATCCATTCTGCTCATACACATCGTTGGTGTTTACTGTGGTCCACAAACCACTGCTTCCCCCCACCGCTGAACCATTGAAATAGAGAGTTCCGCTGTTGTTGTAAAGGGTATTGGTCGTCGTTGATGGTACATTGCTGGTAAGAACTTCTCCTAGATCACGGACAGTGCCTTGTACATCAAGGGCTTGGCCCGGCGTCGTTGACCCTATACCTACATTACCTTGGATGATTGCACCGTTGGAAGGAGCTGCAGTTGTATAATAAGAAGAGCCAATAGATAAATTTCCTTCAGATGAGACTGTTGAGCCAGGCGAACCACTTCCACCAAAAGTCCAATTCTTTGTGCTGGCTTGCAAACGTGAACCATCACCATTGTTTGCCCTAATAATTAGATCATCATTGGAACCTGTACCGAAATATGCACCACCTGATTCAATAGCAGAAAATATATTGTGACCAGTGCTGTTGGAAACGGCCAATTCTACATTAGCAGCATTGGGAATAACATAGAGACCATCTGAATTTTGAGGACTTGATACTCCCGTCTTAGACCCCACAATTAAAGTGTGAACGCCATCGGGTGCCTGACCAATACCTACGTTTCCAGTTAATGTTGATGTTCCAGCAACAGATAAAGTTCCGCTTCCTAAAACTCTCACAGTACCTTGTACGTCTAGGGCCTGTCCAGGGGCAGTGGAACCTATTCCAACATTGCCATTCAATATGCGCACAGTGCCCTGAACATCTAATTTACTTCCGGGCGTCGATGAACCAATGCCAACATTATTGGTTGAGGTTAGCAGGTAAACATTCGATCCAGAATTTCCCCAAGGACTCGAAAGTGCGGTCGCTGATAATGTTCCCGATGTGAATGATAAACCGCTTCCTATAGTGGCGGACGATAATTGCTTACTCCCGTTCGCGTAAACAATTGTACTAGCCGAAAGTCCACTATCAATGATATTGCTTGCCGTCAATGTTCCGTTAAAGGTAGATGCTCCTGTTCCATCGTCTACGGTATTATTGAGTGTTTTAAAATCTCCCGTATCAGAATCTAATGTAATTACCGATTGACCACTTACCTGATCAAAAAATGTATATCTATTATCACCAAATCCATTAGGATTAATCCCCATGCTCCACAGAGCATTTGGAGCAGTGCTAGGAGGAGGATTCTGGCCGTCACTTCTAGAAAACACGATTTCGGCCGAATCTCCAGAGACAGTATTAAATAAAGCTTCCGCATTTCCGCCAGTCATATTCAAAACAAAATACGTGTCGCTTCCTGCAGGTCCTGTAATATTATTAAGCGTCAACCCATTATTAACGGTCATGTAACCAGTTCCGTCGTCAAGAATATTCATGAAAGTTGCAACACGATCCCCATATCCATAGAAGTCTTGATTGTCAACAACAAAAGCTTGATTACCAAAACTATCTAAAACTTGAAAAGCAGGAAGAAGGTTTCCGTGTGCAGAGTTAACTGTTAGTTCATTATAAATTGATGCATTACCGCTTCCGTCATCCAATGTGCTAAGATCTGTTTCCAAAGTTCCTATATTAAACAATGTCTGGGCATTGAAATTAACTGGCTCAGGGCATCCTATAAAAGGAACGTACAACGAAGTTGCTGAAGCTGTGGTTAAATATGTACTGGTATCAATAGAAAGAGTACCGATGCCGCCGCTAGTTTTCACAAAACCATTTGTAGTAAGATTGCTCAAAGCAGGTGTGTTGACGCTGCCACTCACCCTAACAGTACCTTTGACATCTAAAGCTTGTCCCGGCGTCATAGTTCCGATGCCTACGTTATAACTATTGCTTGTGGTATAAACATTATTTCCGGCTTGACTCCAACCATTCGAACCACCACCGCTGCCGCTAGAATTAATTGTGTACGGGCTTCCGGACGTTCCGGACCCTGTGATCGTGACGTTGGTACCTCCTGCCACAAGGCCGCTGATCGTAGACACTGTTCCAGCAGTGAGACTAGATGCGGTACCAGTTAATCCTGTGCCCGGTCCCGAGAAGTTTAATGCTCTAACGGTGCCTTGAATATCCAAGGCTTGGCCGGGATTTGCTGAATTTATACCAACATTGGAATTAAATATTTGAGAAGCGGACCAGGTATTACTATGCCCAGTATTTAAAGACGCAACGACAGTTCCCGTGGTAGGACTAATGCTTAAAGAACTATCGCTATTAGATACCGAGGAAACCCCCCCCACAATGCTATTACATCCAAATAAACCTGTGCCCATATTATAAGTCAAGGCGTTGGTCGCACCGGAACAGCTTCCCAATGTTGTCAATGTCCATCCTGAACCATTCCCGACAAGAAGATCATTGCTTGGAGCGGTGATTTGTCCTGATCCGCCATATTGATAACCTATGGCCGTTCCATGCCAAATACCTGTGCCAATAGTGCCTACGGAGGTCAAAGAAGATGAAACCACATTAGAGGCCAGCGCAGTCCCTGTCAGGGTGCCCGCGGGAGCCACTACAGCATTGCTGCCTGCAGCCGTCAGAAGGCCTTTACCATTCACTGTAAAATTTGGAATAGCGGTAGATGAACCAAAAGAACCAACATTGGTATTAACGGTTGCTAATGTTGCGGTCGCGCTTCCGGGACCAGTGGCGCTGACATCTCCTGTCAAAGCTGTAATCCCCGACACCGGGATAGTATAAAAGCCTTTAGTGCCGCTTCCATTTGTTCCGTAATACAGAGAGTTGCCGGGAGAGACAGAATCATTGACTAGACTGACATTGTTGCCACTCTTTACCAGAGAATCAATAAAGGTAAGATTTAAAGGAACATTTCCAAAGCAATTATCGATCTGCTGTAAAGACACCTGTACATTGGTATCTAAGCTATTTAGGCAATTAATAAAAGAAGAAGGTCCCACTGAAATATTAGCGGCAGGCGTTTGAGTATTGGCATGGACAATCGACACATTAAAGAACAATGTCGAAATAATTAAAATATATAAAGGTATTTTTCTCATTAGGCCACCTGATAGATTCCGTAGACAGTATTGCCAGCGGCAATTCCTTGACTCAATATAATATTTAAGCCAGTGTCATCCAATGTATAATCTGGGACAGTCCCGGCTGGATCTTGCAATGTGCCAGTGATGGCCAAAGTAATAATATTCAATGGAGGTTGTGGAAGAGGCCCAAAAGTTGTCTGATTATCAACGGTAGCCGTAAAAGAGAATGGTTGGAATTGAGAAACAGGATTTTGAGAGCATACCTTTATCACATTCACCCCCTGTAATATTTGGATATTCGTCGGGTAAGTTTTTACCTCGATACTGTCGGGATTCTGAAGAATTTGTATAGGCTCGCAACTCATTTAATCGTGCTCCCAAATACGGTGGATGGACCAGCCGCAAAAGGATATACTACCCCCGCTGGAGAAGTTAGAAATAAATTCCAAACCAATTGCTCTCCATCCGACAATGTAGCTGTTATAGTAGCACTGATGGTAACAGTAATAGTCCCCGTTATGCCTCCCAGAACTATTCCACCAACGCCAGTGGATACTTCAATAATAGGAGTTCCTGTGTCTTGTACGGTAGATCGAAATTGCATATCAGCCGTAAAGTCAGTCAAATCATTGGGCAATCCAGTTGGTCCGAACCAAGTAAATTGTTGCACAAAAGTGGCACCTTGCACAATAGATAATGGAATATTTTGTGAAGGGTCTGGATTCTGTGGCATAGTGCATCCTTAATATTTGATGATATGATTAACGGTTAAATATGGCTGCAAGTTATTATGAGCTTCCCCACCACCTGTGGGATTTGTAGATGGCCCTGTCGTTGATCCATTTGTCCAAGCTGGTCCCGCACCAGCCCCTGCACTTCCTCCCATATCACGAATGACGGTGTGACTATGAGAGGGCATTTCATTTGTGGTTAAAGTGTGAGTCTCCTCACCACCACTCTCGCCAAGAGTTCCGAAATAAGAATCTCCCGATAGATAACCAACGGCAACTCGCCCTCTTAAGTCAGGAATATTAAACGTGGTAGAACCATCACCAATTCCATAAAGGGTTCCAACAATACTAAAAAGAGCCGCATAGGTTGTCCTGTTGACTGCTGCACCATTGCACAAAAGGTATCCCGCGGGAGCTGTAACGCCTGCATATTGTTTTATGACACCAGTGATTTCAGCGCCAGGTAGGCCTGATTGCCATTGAGAAGGACTAATATCTGGTTCATTACCCGCATTGTTATCCACCAAAGAAACATAGAATTGACCATTGTATTGAGCAACACTATTAGTGTAATAGGTTGTTCCAGCGTCGTATTCAGCCACGCCCATCTGCAGGAGATAGCAGATTTGGTAAAACGCTAAATAATGCACAGCGTTCATGTCCTGATAAGCAGGCACAAAAACTCCGATAGTGGCAGCAGCCCATCCTAATCCCCATGCAGCCAGAGATTGGATTACTGAAGGCGTTTTAGTCGTTGTGGGCGTTCCAGCGGCTAGAGAACCAAATTCTCCAAAATCGCTTGTGACCCCTGTTCCACCGAATAATGTTTGAGTTGCGCGTATAATTTTTGCCATGATATCTCCTTAACTGCATGTTCCACAAATGCCGCTGGTGATTGTCCCACTGCATTTTCCCGGTTGACCTGTGCTCTTATAACAGAATACTTGTCCACTCGAGGCGTTGTTTGCAACTGCCGTCCAGTTCATACCTCCTGAGACAATATCAAGGTAAGTCCAATTGACCCCAGAGGTTGTTTTCTGAACTCTTTGAATATCCGTCCAATTCATTGATTGATTTGGAATCTGAGAGGTAATATCTGTCCAATTGATATTTTTGCTCATTAACTCTTTAAAGTTATACCAATTGATAGTTTCATTCTGATTTGTTAAAACAATAATAACGGGCACGATATCGGCACTCGCCAATGTCGCCGTCGCTGGATAATTGCCTAATTGGCCAGCATTGGATTTAATAGGGAAAATCAAAGAGCCCGCAACCACTAGCAAGACCAAGATTACTGAAAGCCATTCTTCTATTCTACGCATATTAATCTCCTCATTGTTGAGAGTATAAAGGATACCCTTGTTGGTCGTACAAAATATTCCCCTGTTGATCATATAAGAAATCGGTGAACAAATTCAGCGTCAATCCAACCCCCATAGGACGCGGAATGATATTCAAATATTGAGCAATGATAAAAATGGTCTGGTAAGGATTGACCACATTTATCGTCACTGTCATGTTCTTATTATCAATATAAGAAACATAATTCCCAAACAATTCCCACAATCCAGCAACGATATCTTTAGTGCTGGAATAACAATTGTTAAAAAGAATTTTTAACTGAATCACCTGTTGCATCTGTGCATCGGTCATTGTATAAGTCGCTGAATCAAAATAGCTCCTAAATAAAGATGTTGGATATGGAGATTCGGTATAGCTACCAAACCCGATGGCTGCAGGTTCACCAACGTAATCGGTGTAATTGAAAAATGTATTCTGCAGATCAAGCCCGAATATATTACGAGGCACCCCGACGATCTCGCCGATAATAGTCAGCTGATCTCCTACAGCCGAATTTAAATCAAAGCAGGTCTGGAGTTCCTGAGGAAGCCCATCACAAAGACTCTGGTTCACCAACAATTGAGCGGTGGCGATCATGTTCGGCTGATCTTGATATTGAACAATTAGGAGATCACTGTAATATTCTAAGAGGTTTGGGTCTACAGCCATTTTATACCACGCTCACAGTTGTTGTTCCCGTCGATAATGTCAGTATATTAAACCGATTCGTTGGAAGAACTGAATCGATATAACTGCCTGCCGTTAGGCTTACACCTGCAAATTGCACTAGAATATCCGTACTGTATTGATGAATCAGGGACGTGATAGAGGTGATATCAGCAACCTCATAGATTCCCAAAATATAATTCTCTACCAAATAAGCGATCAATGCACTAGCGTCTACAGATCCACCCGACAGAGATGAAACGGTAAGGCTAAGATAGAGATTGACATCCACAGATGGTGAGAAGCTGACATTAAAGTTTGTGCCATCGGCCTGGGGAACCGCCACTGTGGTGGAACCATACATACCACATCCAGCATTGCGGTAGGTATATATCATGTCCGCGATAGCGGTGCTCGTGCCACCTTCTACGATGACCCATATAGAATGTCCGGGAGTTCCTGTGCCATCGGTAGTGCTTGTGTCATTCTCATAGATAACGGCCTGAGTGACACCTGTAATGCTTAAAAGACCAGCATAGAGGGATTGATTAAACCCTTGAGATGGCATCGCGGTAGAAGCGGCTCGGCGGATTCTTAATTGAGCATCGGTCTCTTGATTTTGGCCGACTTGATAGGGCACGGAAGCATTATTGACACTATTCACGCCCGCAATGATGGTGACTGGGATTGTCAGAGTGTTTGGTAAAACCTGAACAAAACCTATGGTGGCGGCTTGGAAATTTAATATATTATTACCGGGAGTCAATGAAGCCGAAGCAATTAAAAAGTATAAATTTCCATTGCTATCAGAGATCGTATATGGAGTAGAAGTGTCTAATCCTGATAAATTGACAGATCCAGTGACATTAATCGTCACGGCCACTAAAGTATAAGTGCCGCCTTGGCGGAGTAAGCTGCTACTATTCAATTGACAAAGAGCATCTAATGCCACACCAATGGCTTGTGTTGGATCAAAAGAATCATAAATTTGAACACAGAGTTGCTCGATATCCTCATTGGAGAGAGCGAAGATATTAATCCACTGACCATCAGGGGTATTGCTATCGACGTTGATATCAGGACCATAAATAGATACGAGACCAGGAACACTGGATGTACCATTAATAATATTGGTAATGATCTGCTGAAGGGTCAGAATATTTATGCCCGTGCCGTCGATATAAGGAATTTGGGATGTTGCCATTTAATACCCCCTAAGATACTGGTACATATTCAAGATTGAGTTTGAAATTGCTTGTATAGATTGTATTGACACTGGCATTAATAATTATCTTTCTTCCTGAAACACTGACATCAATACTATTAATGCTGACCACGCCAAATGACAATAGAATGTTCGCACGAACACTCAATAATACCTCTTGAGAATTGGTGGGAACGCTAAAGAATCTAAGCCAATCAATTCCTTTTTGAATATCAAAGTAGCAATCTCTTAAAAAGCAATATAGATTGGTCTTAATATTTAATGCCACCGCATTTTGGTTGTTCAGAAAGTTCTGGACTCCCTGCCCAAAAGTAGCGTCTCCTGAAGATGATAGTGCGCGTATGATCATATTTTTATAATCCAATTGACACCCAAAGAGGGCTGAACGTTGTTGTGGGGTTCGTCCCCTCCAGTGTTTTGCGTGACCTGATCATCTCCGCCATTTCTGAAAAAAACATCCTCACTTGATGCCCCAGGATTACTTAAAGTAGCAAACGCGTGATTGTGAGATGGCATTTCTGGTATCGTTAATGTATGGTTCACCTCTCCAAATTCTTGCCCAAGTGTAAGCCCAAGTGTTCCCCCAATACCTACAGGTACTTGTCCAGCCATATTAGGAACATTAAAACTTCCTCCACTCCCTCCAAAGGTATATCCAATAGCTGCAAAAAGATTGGGATAAGTAGTTGTACTATATGACGTACCATCACACCACAGGTATCCAGAAGGAAGGGTGCTCCCAAAATAAACCTTACCTGTACCAGATATTTCTAATCTTTCTCCAGTTGAATCCGTCAAAGAGCATACCGATGTATTATAATTTTGAATCGCGTTCAATATATTACGGATGCCACCAAAATAAATGCCATCTGATAAGTCATGCGTCCTGGGGTTTTGAGGATACGTGATTTGTCCAGTCTGCATCCATGTCGATATCTCTCTATCATTAAATAACACCACTCCGGTATCGCCAGCCTTTATTGGGAAGGTTAGATATGACCCGCCTCCCTGCAAAATAAACACTGGACATTGAATCAGGACCGGGTAAGGCAAATACACGTTAGAAGTCTGGCCATCCGCGGCCGCCTCTGGCAGATTAGGATTGGCATTTTTAAATACACGGATATAATTAATCGTCAAATTGACGGTTTGATTAATCGCATTAAAACTATTCACCGTCGCCAACGAAACACAATTGAAGTTCGCTGAGAAGGTCTGGAACATCAACCGTATCCACGCATTTAAATCTGGCGTGACCGGGACAAAATTTTGGCTATCTTGAACTGGCGTTGTCATGATGCGTTCGAATTCACAGTGTTTATTTTTTCAAAAGGTAAAAGACAACTTACTATGGTCTTACATTCTCCACCCACCGCCCCAGATATGATGCCACGGTGTTCGATGCCAACCACCTTGAAGATGCCGTTGTTGGTATTGGCATATTGAGCCAAAGAGGTGCTTTGAATCTGCACCTGCTGTCCTACCTGCAATCGGGGTTCGAAAAGAATTTCCACTATGATCAGCCGATCCTGCTTCCTTGGTGTTCCGAGTAAACCCGTGGAAGAATTTATTACCGTAAGATCACCGGGAAACACATCATTCTCAAAAAGGCAGTAGACATTCCCGTTGTCGATATAACATTGATTATTAGTGATCTTTTGCAGCGCATCCCAAGTATTCCCTACGATTGCGACATTTTGATTGTAGGTCACATTAAATTGGGGACTCACGGCTCCGATGCCTAAATTTGCTCCTTTATTGTTCGGATCAGTCGGTACCGTGACTTGAAGATCACCGATTAAATCGTTGATGATCTTTGTCTGGGTGACGGTGCCCGCTGGATAATTTCTATTGGATTTGGCATTGGTCATAACCCATGCATAGTCATATCCATCGATCTCTGTGATGAAATTAACACTCTTTTCCAGACGATAGGATTGCGCCATCATTACATTGCCTTGGAATATAATAGGCAGCGTCGTGGTCAATCCCGCACCATATCCAGCTTTTAATGTCAAAGAACGAAACGACAGATTCGGTGAAAACTGATCTTTATAAATTACATTCCGGGTGGTTTGTCCCAGATTGTAAACCTTGAAATTCCCGGTATTGGCTGATGCCAACACATTGCGCTTGACCATAAACTCGAGCGTTAAAGGATAAGAAAACGTGTGTAATTGACCATCGTTTCCAATAACATCGAGCTCATAATTCCTTTGAAATTTAGTAAGCATTGATAATTGCTTCCGCCGTTATCTCCACATCATTGGCTTCTAAAATATAGAAGCTGGTTCGCCCCGTGATAAAATCATCGATAAATATCGGCTCATAGGCATCTGTCGTAGTGACAGCAAATCCAAATTCAATGATATTGGAAAATTGGGATAGCATGTTAGGACCCGTAACCAATCGACGGTTATTGACCACAAATTGACCGTTGTTGTAATTGAAGCTGTAAAACCATCCCTGTTGCCCAGCATAATAATTAAGCGTCATGTTGATACTGGTACCATCGCTTAAGACGATGATGATATTTTGTGAAGGATCGGCAGTGAAATTAATGATCTGATTCGGATTAGATTCTTCTGTCGAAGTCAGACCAAATGCCGTCAATACCGGATTCCCTGTCGTCGGTTCACCCGTGGTCTGCCCCAACAAAACCACCGGACTCAACATTTGTGACACACGTCCCTTGGCATTGCTTTGGAGACTTGTAATGGCGGTATCCAAAAGGCCTGGCTGTGGACTGGTATAATTATTGGGTATGACGTTTCCCATATTCCCTTAGGTCAGCGTGATATTGGAGGGAAGGTTATAAGGTGCCGTATTTGATGGCGACTTTACTCCGCTCCCCGCTGCATTGGTAATCGTTAATGGTGTTGATGTCAAGGTCGTTGCCAACCGGATTTGTTTAAAACTTACCGTGAATTCGGTAATGATCTGAGTATTTTCATTTTGGACCGGCGTCACACGTTCGATGGCCATCATGTAAAGAACTTGATAGGGAGTCTCAACCGTACATAACACACGATTTTGCCAAAGATTTAAAAAAGTGGTATAGGCATTTTGTTGACGATTGGCGGTGGTGCTGATCCCAGATATCAACGCATTAAGGCTTTGTGCCTGACCAATGACATTGACGGCCTGATCTCCGACGGCTGCCAATTGATCATAAACTTGGCTGGCCTGCGAACTAAATACGGGCTGAAGCGATGGAATAGCATCAAGTGTCTGCACGGAGGTTAAGATGGACAGGATGGCATTAGGAAACACATTAAAGAGTTCGCCGATATATCCCTTACAGACGTAGCGAATAGGCTTCTGTGCGATATGATCTTGGATTGAGGAATTATCTTCGGTGTAGTGATCCGTGATTTCACTCTCTAATGTGATCTCCTCCTCACCTAAAAAGTCGAATACGAAGCCATTGATGCCGCTTGTTGGTACGGTTCCGGTCGGCCGCACAATAGCACCGTTTGCCACATTGGCAATGATATTGCCTGTCTGTGCGACGATGGAGAGTTGATTACTGTTAAGGTCTACGCTTTGTGGCATCTTAGTAATTTGCTGAGTTTTGATAGAATGATTTAGCTATGGTCTTTTCCATGAAAGCAACAAACTTATGCTCCAAATCTTCGATATTGTGCGCAATGATGGTAATAGAATTCTGTTGGGTGACGTGTTTCCCCCCACCCGAAGCGGCCGCAAATATGCCGTTCGGTATTCCCAAGGCACTATTAACCGTGTTGGCGACATTGCCCGGTGCGATGGCATTAGCCGCCTTATTTGCTAAATTAAATCCTCCTTGAATAGCTTGGACAATTCCAATGCTCTTGAGCTTCTTTTCCAAATCAGGAATTAAATCGCTCAATTGCTTGAGATGGGTAAATACCATATAGAACACATACCCTACCGCAAGCCAAGGGTTTATCAAGGCGGTGGCCAAGGCGACCAGTCCAAATAAATATTCGAACAGCGGCCTAATAATCGCCGCATTTCTATGCAAGGCTTCACCCCAGCTGTTGAGCATATTTCCTAGATTTTGTAAATCAGGAGCATATTGAGAGGCGATATCGACGAAAATTTGCTTGAGGTTAATCCCCACCATGGTCCATGCTGAATTATAATCACGGATGGCTTTAACCTGCTCTTCGCTAGGGAAAGGCATTTGATCAGCGCCTTGGAAACCATTCTTAAGCAGAAGGACTTGCTCGTTAAGGCCTAAGAGTCCAGCGACGTATGTCCTTAATTCAGGCTTTATTTTTTGCAGACCAACAGTGGCCTTCTGTAAGAAGCTGAATGGATCATTAAGATCAGATTGATTAATATCCGCACCAGCCTGTTGGAGCAAATATATGCCGCTTAGAAGGCTGGAATCACCGAACTTCATCGCTGCCATTTTCTTCTGCAGACCTGCCAAGGAAGATGAAACCACATCCCCGGCCACTCCAAACTTTTGAGCGTACTCGGACCATTGCTGCATACGTTGAGCTGATAATCCGGTTTCGGCATTAAATTTGTACATCGGTTCGGTGATCTGGCTTGCGACATCCATAATGTCTTTGAGACCATCCACCAAAGCACCCACACCTACCGCGGCTAAGACGCTATTGAGATTAAGTTTGCCAATGGAGTTGACGACATCATTCAGCTTGACCTGATCGACATCGAACCCCAATCCAAACCATAATTGTCCTACTTTTACATCACTCATTTGCGCTCTTCTCGGTTGAGCAGATAACTTGTTTCTTCATGTTCTTGTAAAAAAACCTCGTAATGAAGGGCATCAATTACGAGGTCAATTCGCGTCTTTAAAACCATATCCGGATGACAACTCCAAACCTTTGCAAGCCGCAAACTGATCACCGTCGAATTTTCAGCTTCAATTCTTATCTGGGGCTTTCGATAGCTCCCTTTAAGGCGGTTGACAACCTTGAACTTAGATTTGGAAAAAAAGGGAGAAGGTTTGCAACCAGCACCTCCTTGGCGACAATCGGCCAATCGCCCCTTTCTTTTTCACCTTCAAATGTTTTTGGAGTGACTTTTTGACCGTTGTATACTACGCGTCCCATGCACTCCCAGAGCACCGGCCTAATCAGGGTAGAAGCTGCCAGACGCATAATGGCATTTTTAAGAGTATTTAATGCCGCGTCTTTGTCGATATCCATGTTCAGGAAATCAGATAAGCCGCCTGATTTAAGACCTAAATTAATTCCCACCCCTTCTAATTCTTTGGTGACGGCGATTAAGAGCCTGTCACAAACTTCAAAATCTGACAAGGTGATGATTAACCTTGCGCCACTATCTAATGTTTTTTCCATTCCTCGATTTTCCTTTCATGGATTACATATTAACGGCACGTGGAGCATTGGTGAATTGAAGCATAAATACCGCGATGGCCTGATCAGTATTGCCGTCCGCATTTTCCAAAGCAGGTACCTGTTTCTTAAAGGTCCCGCCAGACAACACATAAGACGTGGGATTAATATTCCCTGAGCCATCACCGATATTCTTAATAAATTCTCCGTTCATTAAGGTAAAGCCCGGAGGGTTATTGATAAAGGTACTCAACAACTGATTTAAAAATGAGTCATCGGAGCTTCCCAAAAGAACGCGCAATTCCACGGTGCATTGCAAACCGCTGTACTGGAAGGCATAAATGCTATTGCCATTCTTACCAGTCTTGATTACGGAGAGATCATTTGGGTAATCAAGCTTGCAAGTATCCCCGTCGGCAAAGTCATTTAACGTCCGACCATTGATGATGATTACGTCCTTACCAGTTAAAGAAACTTCCATGGGATCATCTCCTTATTGATTGATATACACATTAACAATGCTTGAATTAATCGCCCCGGCCTCTTTGATGCAAATGCTGATTAAGGGTGCCTGACGTGCTGCGCGGGCGGCCGTAGATTGCTGATTAACCGGCTGGCTGTAAATATAATATCCGTACTGAAGGATATTAGAGATTAAGTCTGCCTGATTACCAATGATTTCGGCAGATGTCCAGGCGCCCGGTGCGATATATCCGTTATTAACAAATTGCTGACAGGCCTGCTTATAGGCGTTCTTAAGGACAGAAACGCCCGGTTCTGTCTGAGGCACCTTCGTACCAGCGGTGGCCAGCGCATTAAAACCATTGACTTCCAACTGAGCGACAAAGGCAATAAGATTCCATACCTCATCAGCATACTTATTTGCGCCATTGGAGTAGACGCCCGGATAGCCAGCGGTTGAAGGATAGATATCCACACCCGCGGTTTGGCACAGTCCCACAATGGTCTGTGTGATCCCGCCATCGGCTACGATAGTCTCCAGTTGTTGGAGATTCATATTCAATGCCGTATTGGAACCAGCGGCGTCCACGGACAACAATCTTGAAGCATATGCGGCTGCAAACAAACGGGCTTGCAGGGCATTGGAATTGGAATAGAACAAACAGCGTGTATTAAAATCGGTAGCCTGTTGAATGTTAAGAAACGCATTAGACAGGTCAATCGTGTTGTTGGAAGGCAAGAACAAGATCAGATTCTGATAGCCCTGGACCGTATTAGCCAGTGATAACCACGTTGTGTTGGCTCCATAACTCGTGCTGATGATACCCACATAATAGACGTATTGCTGGGTCCGAGCGATTGCCGCAGCCAATGTTTCTGTGGTCAGAGCAGAAATCGACACCGATAAACCACTACCCGAACCACCTATAGTTGCTGCAGAAGTAGTGGTGGAATAGCCCGTACCACCTGCGGTTAAGGTAATGGCAGATACGGTACCAGAACTATTGACGCCTGAGACCGTACCAGTTGCGCCATTGGCTCCAGTCTGCGTGATAGTAAATACGTCACCTTGCTTATATCCTGTACCCCCCGCTTGAACGGCAATAGTGGCCACAGAGGAATTGGTGAAGGCCGGGAAAATGACCAAGTTACCACCCGCACCTACTAAGTTAGGCTGTTGAGCAAATACGGCTGCGGCCTGTGCGTAGGTTTCTGTATTGGTACCAAAGTCGATACCAACCTGTGCCAACGACACATAGGAACGATGAAAATCACCGTTCGGGTTTGAGAGGAATTGATCACTGGTGATCAAGGCCAAATTGTTTACGTTAAAATTCCCGATCCCCGCGGGCAAGAATGTGACATTGATATCAATGATGTTTGTGATCGGTAAATTTGGCATTTAAAACTCCTCCTATGTTGGCAAAGATGCTGTTGGTTGCGTAAATTCGGCTTTCATATCCGGTTGCCCATCATTGACAGTCACACCAGCTGTGAATGATTGGTACCATGCTACAGTTTTAATTTTCTGATACGCACTTAGAAATACCACCGGGATATCATAACGGTACAACATCGCCGATGCCTCAAGACTGGTCAAATCCAAAATCTGTGGATTGACGGAAAGCTTAAAAGAATATTGCTCCTGAATGGTCTGGGCGTAATAAGACTTAAGCGCCAGCGCCGCCTCTTCTTTCCTCTGCAATGCTTCAAAGGTTCGTGAGAATAGCTGAACCGTCAAGAATTCCTGAGTATTAATATTTTGCTCTTGAGTGAGCGCGCTCACCGTGGCCGTGTTCAGGTTCCTGCTGCTGTAAACCTTAGAATATTTATACTCAATTACTACATACAGTCCCGTGTCTGTCGGGATAATATTTGGTTGAGCATAAATATAAATCTGGTTATCCTTCAGGCACATCTCTTGTTGGATGATGTCCCTTAACAAATCCAAAGACGTAATGTGTTCGAGCTGATTAAGCATTGGTAAAATTCTCAACGACGATATAGGTTAAATACCCGTACTTTGCCCAATTCTCTTTTTTCATCACTTTATATTGGATATTAAAGAGAGTTATCAGATCATTGTTATTCAAATCCACATTTGGCAAGATGTGAATTAAGTTCCAGCGCCAATTACGCTCACCTTCCATCTTGATCGCCAACTCTTGTGGGAGCGGCTGGATACATGCTTGGGTATTAACCGTCAAATTCTTGATCGGTTTGTAATAACCATTGATCATCTGCTGAAAAACCAGGTCCACTGAAACTGGCTGTAGCAATGTCATGACGGCCGCACTCACATCCGGTAACCCTCCGACATTTTGTTGCAACGTCAATGCATTGGCGTTAATTAGCGGGGGCATCTGGATTCACCAAGGCCATATGTAAAAGAACGGTTACAAGGACTTCTTTAATACCTGTCGCATCGATGACTTCAAGTTTATAAACACCGGGCGTATGTGGGACCGCATTTAATACGGCAAAACCCATATTTTCATAGGTAATGGTAATCAAATCAGCTAAGGCCTGTTGCTTATCATCGAAGTTCATTTATTCACCACATCACTGGTTATGCTTCTGCGCAATTGCGCGGTATCGATTAAGGGCTGTGAAGATCCCTTAAGGGCAATCGTAGATGGCCTATTAGCTGGCCAGATACCAAATCCTCGACTTGAAAATGCCAACTGAACCACCTGCTCGCCCTTGATTCCTAAATTGATATAGACGGGCTTAATGTTCCCGTCATCGACAGCCTTCATAAGTTGGTTACTAAATTGCTTCGCATACTCGGGCATCTTTAAAGTCAATGGCATATCTAAGAAAGAACGTCTGGGGATATGATCACTACTGGACCCCATCTCATGCACAAGACCTATTTCAGCATTGGTCTTTTCCCCGTTCTCAGCAATCTCGGGTTTACTCTTCATGATCTTTTTGACCCGCATCTGATACCGCTCATGGCTTTCACCTGTGAGCATTGGGATGCGATTGGTCTTCTGCCCTAGAACTCCTACCCGCGTAATATACTTTTTGGTCAGTTCCTCTTTCAACTTTGACAATTTTTCCATGTCAAGATTGATTGAGATATTCCGACCTATGGTATATTTTTTCTTCATTATGCAGGATCAGGTTCCTTAGTTACCTCTTGAGCCGCTGTTTGTTCTTGGGTCTGTACGGATTCCTTGGCCTTTGCATCCTCTGCCAATTTATTATTTACCGCACTTAAGACATCATCCAAATGCAAAACTTCTTGAAGATTAGGACAGACATCGCTTGGAGACACCTGTGCAATCTTCCCATTACAATAATCATTGCCTGCGGTTGCATCGTACAAAATACCAATGACCGGAGCGCCATAGGAAGGGATTAACACCACTTTGTCACCGTTCTTTGCTTCACGTCCGTTCTTATAATGCATATCGATCTCCTCTTTTATGAAAATGTGGTTGTGCCCGGAATTAAGGCCATGGCGCCAATCGTATAGGGATAGACCAGGCTTAAATACTGCAATCCATACGCATTGCGTGTAAACATGGCATAAGTGGGGTTCTTTAAGAAAGATTCAGGTGGCTGCATGGCTACATTCACCCCTCCCGCACCTATGCCAGTTAAAGGGAAGTTGGCTTGAGCCGAAATCCCCTTAGCCGACATCTTAAGATTCTCTACCAAATAAAAAGCGGCCAAGTACATGAAAACTGTTGTACTCTGACCGCTTTGCACATCAAACATAGACGGGCTGAAGTTGACCTCACCCAGTGCTATGGCATTTTCTATGTCTTGTGGCTGGACATAATTTAAATCCGTGGTCGGAGTGTCTGGACCAGCATAAGGGAAATCTCTAAAGAAGAACGCCTGAAATTGTTGGTACGTTGGCGGCGTCCATGGCAATACGGTGCAAGACATGGGGTTTCTCCCTTATTTAACACCATACTTTTGAAAATCCCTTTTCTTTAAAAGCCATTCCGCTAAATCCGGTGTAACATCAACGACGCATCCAGGATTTAAAACGACTGTCTTTTCAAATCGTGTGCCCTTTTGCATCGATGCGGCACCACGATAAATCTTGATAACTCTATCAGCATGCACATAGAATTGACGGATCTTTCCAATGTGCTGTAAGCAGACGGGCTTTATTGCCTTCTTTTCTTCAACTTTAACTTCACTCATGATTTCTCCCCCTCCTCGATTGGGTTGTTAGGCCTATTGGAGCCTCGAGGAAAGCCCCACAGGGGTTTCCCCTTTTCGGCCACTTATTAGAAGTTGTTCTGGAAGTACAGCATTTCCAGAGGCTTGATGACAACTACTGGTGTAAATTGACCGTAGGCGGCATCTTGGAACTGGAAGTTATTGATCGTGTTAGGCTGTGTAGCCGTGATCATAACCGGAATATCCATACGCACAGAACGCACGTCATAATTCAACAGTGTGTAGGTGTGCTGATCAAGACCAGAAGCAGAGGCGTTATATGCAGGCATTGCATATGCCGACGGCATGATCTTGATGTTGGGCAAACCAACACCCGCGAAGGCCTTCTTTAAATACTCCAAGATGGAGATTAACGGGAAGCCTGTGGCGGTCGCTGTATACGGGACCATCATACCGTTGTAATCATCTTCAGGGATGATGAAGTGTGTCGGGTATGCGGTACGGTTACAATTTAAACGGTATGATTCCAATAAATCGGCCACAACCGTTGTAAATTGGGAATAGCTCATGGTGTTTAACAGCTGGGTAATGACAGAGCTGTTGATGTTGACATTGGGGTTATTCAACAGGCCGGGAGCGTTCACCGGATCTGAAGGCATACCCAAGAAGAACATCGACTGAATACCCAAGTCCCAATTCTCTTTGCGGGCATCGTGCTTGGACTTGATGATGTCCCAGTTGTTTGCCTGCAAGGCTTGCTCGATTTCAAAGATGGTATAATCAATGGACTTGGCCCAATTGAATACCGGTGTGGTAATGGAACTGATACCTACGTTGGACTTAGCCAATTGGTCGTTATTGTTGCCTTGATTGATCAAGCCTTGGAAGAAGTCACCGGAAGCGCTATAGGTGACGTTCGTCAAGATGGCAGTGGAGAAGGAACCTTCACCGACCACCACGGGCGCATAATCCATCGGATTGACTTGATAAAAGACCTGTTCAGTGATCAAGGTCTTAATATAAGTCAAGGTGGTGATTGCCCGGTTATAACCGAAGCTGGAGGTCTCAATACCTTGGGAAGAATTGAGCAAGCTTAGGCCGCCATTTTTAGCAAACAGTGGCTTGCTGATATCATCCACTTGCTGACCATTTACCATCTTTTTTTCGAATCCTAAGACTGTTCTCATTGAGATTCCTCCGGTTTATGTATTTTTAAAATTAATCGGTTGTACGTTGTGACGATTCAATAAAGTTCGTACCATTCCCGTCAAAGCTTAAGCAGAACGGTGAAGTGGTCGTTGTGGTCAAAGTACCTTGGCTAACGAAATTGCTACCGAAGGTAATCACCATAGAACTTGTGGATGTCGGTGTAATGACAATCACAATTCTCTGATGCTTAGAAGGAACGCTGGCTGCATTAATGGTACAAGAAGCCGTAGGTGCTAATGTAAATAAGCCAGCTAATGTCGGGTTCAATGAAACGGTGGCACCCGGTGTCAAGGCCACAATCGCATCATATACAGTCGTTGCTGTCGCATTACCCGTGACGCTTAAACTGGTAGAAGCCGTCAAGGTTGTGAACGAACCAGCAGCAGCCGTGGATTGACCAATAGGCGTGTTGTTGATAAATCCACCTGAAATGGTGGCGGTCACAGGGTAAGATACGCCCAAGACAAGGACGCGCAATAAATTGCCGACAGTCGCATTATCCAAGGCTAAACCAGAGATGGGATTGACACCACCCGAGGCCAATACTTGCGGACCAGTGGTTAAACTGGCACTAGGATCATATTCCACATTGTTGCCACGGCTGATGGTGCCACCTGCCAATAAGAACATAATCTGGCCAGCGGTACCGATTTCCACCGCATCACCAGCGATAAACTGGTTGAATCTTTGGTTATAAAGGATGTAACCGAACGGAGCCACAGTGGCAGAGCATTTGTCCACCAAAATGGTGGTCCCAGCGGTCTGTGTCAAATATACTGCATCACCAGGCAGAAGGGTATTTGTCGAATTAGGATCGATCTGAACAGAAAGCGTATTCAGATTCACCTTTGTCGCGGTATCGCCTAAGATCGGAAGCTGAGCAAACTGATTCAATTGTTGATAATTTTGTGACATTGAATTACCCTCCTATTGGGTCTGATGATGTTAAAATTTATGCCTTTTTGGTAAAGAACTTCTTGCTGTTCTCTAGTTTGCTATCTAAGGTGCCACTGACAGTGGTTGCGTTTTGCAAATCAACTTCTGCCACGATGGTCTCTTTAGCGGCATTAAGCTTCACATAATCCTTCATATGAGCCGCACCGGCCTTAAGAGCTTCATTCTCAGCCTTTAATGCCTTGACTTCATTTTGCAAAGTCTCTACGGCGTTCTCGGCCTTTTCTTTGCCTTCTTTCTCAGAACCATCGGAATTATACATTTTGCAATTATCCATGTGCTTGCCGTCTTTTTCACCGCCGCAACCACAATTTTTAAATTTGACAGCATTTTCAGCCTTTTTGCCTTCTTCGACTTCACGAGCCTTCTTTTCATCATCGGACTCGCCCTTGTCGGTAGCAGCATTAAAGGCCTTAACAGCATCTTCTAACTTCACCTTTTTGCCATTAGCCAATTCAATTTCTTGGGAACCATCAATTTGATGAGCTTCCTTCGATAAAATAGAATTTGCAACTTTCATAATATCGGCCAATTTAGCGGTTTTTCCATTACCGAGATCAACCACTGTGTCAGGCGCGAAACCTTTGTCTTCTTTCTTACCGAAGAAATTGAATAACATTTTGTTATCCTCCCGTTGATTTTTAGTTAAATAGCTTTTTTCGTTGTATAGGAACGCCTCAACTCCGTTTACTACGGTAAGGCAATCTTCATATCTTGGATTCTGGACCAGGGCTAAATGCTCGCCTACCCCTGATACAATTTCGCCATCATAATCGATGTTGTGGTACTTGCCGCCTGAGATGATCTGATTGACCTTGTAAGCGCAAGAAACGCCCCAACCGTCATCCATCTTCTCATGGCCTTCATCGTGGGTGATCAGGAAATCCACATAATACCAACCATCCATGGCATTGAAGTAAATGCTCTTGATATAGCCAATGGCGACATCGGTGAAATTCCCCGTATCTACGTCCTGATGCTTGATAACCACCGGCTTATCGATAAAGCTCGGTATCATCTGATCAATGGTCTCTTTACGCAGGAGCAGGACCTTAAGGCCTTTGGCCAGGTTGGCGTCCTTGTAATCTACCAGCCCTTGCTCGATAAACTTACGAGTGTAGGTCTTAGGCCATTGCTTTTCGTTACGTATCACCTTTTTTTCAGAGAGCAGATTGATCATATGATTTAACCACAAAATAAAAAACCCGCCTCAGGCTATAAAGCCTAAAGCGGGCGAAGTTTGATAAACTTAGTCCCGAACTATTTTGCGGGTATTATCTCATATGACCTTTTCCTTTTGATCGGCAGAACGGATTCCGCCTTCAAAGAATTCGATTGTGAGTATTCCTGTGAATCTTCTTCGTATCAATGATTCTATAATGTCAAGTATTTTTTTCATTGTCAAATATATTTTTAATTATTTTTTTCCGTACCGAATTTCCTCATCATCTTCAAGGATGGGAATAGCAACACAGCGACAACCAAAATCATAGCCTGGATTATTTTTAGCACCCGTGCTCTGGTTTGTTACGGGAGGATCATTGAAGAAAAATGTTTTCCCGTCGAGGACTTTATGATCATGACGCACTCTTGAGTCATGGCTTGTTGACCACAGATACCGACGGACGCCAGCCTCTTGATAGCGTGAATCTCTATAAGTTGAGACGAGCAATGATGTTTCTTGTTTTGCCAAGAACAATGCGTGGCGACTTGCAACTCCGTGTTCTGCCTCAATAACACCGACGAGGTTTGATGCTCTATAGCCCTCTTGCACATTCTCAATAACTTTTTTGCGAAGGCGTTCTGTGCTATCAACTGTGAAATCTTTAATGTATTTATTTAAGTTCTCGACATACTCGCGGCGGATCGCTTCTTTCTGAAATGCCGTCATGGTCATTGGCATCTCTAAATCTTTTGGGATTGTAGATTTAAATTGTTTATCGATATCAATGGTCATTGCCGCGAATTGAGTATTGAAATCTATATCGGGCACCGCTCCAGTTTTTTGGAGATCGGTTAGGTGCTCATTTATTTTGGCTATTTTAGATTGGATGTCAGATAGGCCTTGGGCAATTGCAATCTTGACATCAGTGGGGATATTGCCTTGCGGAAGGTAATATGCTTTGCGGACTTTGTTCCAGTCTGCCCCGAGTTTTCGCAACTCCAAGCCAATGGCCGCATTGAATTTGCCCGTGAAGTAGTTCTCGGCATATGTAATCCTCCCTGATCGTAAAGCGGTTAATAATTCTTTGGATGGTGCATTTTCGAGGTTCTTGCCTGTCGCAATCGCCAATACGGGTTCAAACAGAATTCTATCCAACAAGGCCTTGATCTCTCTATAGATCAGCAGGTGGTAGTCAGCCCGGTCCCGGATTGGTTGGATTTTTCTCATTCTTCTAATCTCAAAAGTCTTTCAAATGTTCTTTCCGCATGGGGATAAATTTCATACGTCACTTCTAAAAATAGTGGTGAAGTCGTATATTCAATGGAAACCACTTCTCCCATTTCTTTCCCATTGGGACCAGTCACCTTCTTTCCCATGAGGGTACTTATCATATTTGATGTAATGTCTTTCTTAAGAGTTATGGTTATTCTCACGCCCACCCCTCTTTCATGGCATACAACTGCTGAGCGATCTCCCACCAGCAATCAAGATCACATTCGCCCGAGATGATCTGAGTGCCACAAAAAACGGTGCCTTCTGTTATCCCATTGCGGCAATCATCCATTAATTGGATTCCAAAGAATGATTCACAGGCATAATATAGTTTGCCATCCTCACCCTTCATTGCCCATGACTCAACCCGGCGATATTCTTGAGTTACCTTCCCATCCTTAATATGGGTGGTGATTGCTGCTACTCCTAAATCTTTTGGTGCGTCCATATAATCCTCCTCGATGGATTATCTTTTAGGCGGCTTCGCCCTTGGGCTGAAGATAATAAAAACTATTCCCTCTTTTAACCGAGAATATGCGTTGTGGGCTGTCCACCGGCACACGCGTATTGACCACCACTAAATCCCCATGCCTTAAGACGATATTGGGCATCGTCTTTGGAGCATATAGCCACCCAAAATCTTCTTTGCATAGACTACATTCACCCACAGGGGTCTGGGCATTGGTAATCTCCCGCTCACATCCACACTCAATACATTTAATCTTTAACAGCAACTTTCCCATTTTCCTCTCCTCGATTATGTGTTGCCTTTAGTTTCGTTGCCCTTCTCCGGGCCATCCAAGGCCTCTTGCATACGTGCCAGAGGCAGGGGTTCACGCAAACCCTCACCCACTTCGGTCTCCATTGTGAAAACATCATCGGCCTTAAGTGCCTTCATATACTCTTCAGGCGTCAAAAGGTCAGCACTGAGGTTTTGGAAGTGGCGGTTTTGCTTGGAGGTGCGGATCTCTTCTTCCTCTACAGGTCCCAAGACACGTAAAGGCTTAAAGCCAATATCCAAGTCCTGAGGTTCAAAACCAAACAAATGACGGCATGCGGCCTTGACCACCGGATAGCAGATATCCAATGCGGGCTCCCTGATCTCGCTTTCGATCATAGCATTGTAGTTTTCAAGGTCATCGGTATTGGCATTTAGGCCTGAAGTGGCTGTAAACCCAAAGAGCTTGGTCATGGGCATGCGCACGGCCGCGCTCATCCCGATCATGATCTGCTTAAAGACTTCTCCCATGCCTGAGAAGGTGATCTGCTTTTGGACATAATCATCCTCCATGTCCATCATTATTGCCCGGTGGTAGTTTTTTAGGTAATTCATGATCGCCACACGCTTATTGACCTTGTTGCGGGCTAGGTCAGAGATAACGGTTGAATTGAACCCTGCCAGCTTATAAACGTCAATTTTGGCCTCATCCATCAACTGGAAGAGCACGTTTTCGGCTTTGATGAATTGGTTGATAGCGCGAATCATGCGTTCGAATTCAGACATACCCCATCCCTGTAGGCGAGGTCTTAAAAAGCTTGGGGCTTCTTTACCAATGACGCGCATGACCCGATCTTTACGCAATGACTGGCCATAATAATTGTATGGAAATTCCACCTCGTTAAGCTGGATGACATTCAATACCAGTTCCCATCGGTCGGCCGCCACAAATGATAATGGCAGGTCTGGATAATCAACATAGTTCCAATTAAGAGGACCAAGAGGGTCTTGAGCCACGTTGATGATCAGCCCTGCGCCCCCATAAAGCCTTGCCCATCTAAAGACGTCCTTGATCTCATGCAGGGTCTTGCTCTCCCTGAGCCAGTTGTTAAGGGTGCGGATATCCTCATCATCCAGTTCTTCGGACTTAATCTCTAATCCCCCCCTAAACGCATCAAGAACCGGCACATCAATTGCGGTCTGCAAGATGCCATGGGTCATATAGGCTTGTGTGACCGCCACGCGGTTCAAAGTGATAATTGGGGTATAGTTGTTTGACTGGAAAAGGGTTTGTCCACTTGAAAGCGGTTGGGGATAAAACGGTGAATTGCTTTGGCTATCAAATACCCCGGAGAGCATTTCATCGCCTGTATCAAAGCTGTTTTCAACCTTGACTCCCTGAGTAAAGAGACTTTCTAAAGGTGAGGTTAATTCGATTTTTCCCATCCCCTGAGGGCTATTTTTGAGAGATTTTCTCATATTTGTGCCTTTTTGGACAGAATTTGGTAATTTAATTGGGCTTGTCTTTTTAGAGGGCATCGAATCCGCTCGCTTTCCGTTTGATTAAATCTTCTAATGCATAACGATTGTTATCAGGTGTATGATTTGATTTATCCACAGGCTCGCTTAAAATCTCTTGGGTCTTTTTATCCCTATCCCAACGGTAATTCTGGTAGTCATCCTTGGCGCCAGGGCAACGTTTATGAATATAAATGTGCCGATAACTACGAAGGAAATCAATGCCGTCTTGCAAATACCCCTGTTGCGTTCCTGTCTTTCCGCCTGCCTTACTGCTCTTGCTGCATGGCACACAGTTAATGCTCGGCCAATTCCTGCCGTTCTTGCTAAAAGGCTTTCTTAAGTGATTGATGGTATCCGGTCGGGAACTGTCGGCCATGATCTTATGTCGCAATAGGCCAGGCAATCCCTTAATCAATCGTTCATGCATCTCATCAAGCTCTATCCCTAATCCGTAGACCTCATAATCAATATAAAGATCAGTAAAGTCGCCATCTTGCTTTTCCCACATGCGATGGGCGGCCAGGGGATCAACACTAAAACCAAAGTCCAGACCGTAATAGAACTGCTTGACATCTGCGGGGGTTACGAAATCCGCATCCACAATGAGCTTGTCTTTAAATATGACATCTTGAGCGTACTGCTTATACTGACCTTCCCACACCCACAGGTATTTCTCATAATCGACAATCTTCATGTGCGCTTTTTGTTTGCGCAAGGTCATGGGGAACCATGGATTGTCCCGCCAGTTCATCTCCACAATGATCGAACCCGGCTGCGCATGGGTGATAAATGTCTTATCGCATGGACTGTCTTTGGTCTCGGGATTAAAAGACACCCAAAATTCCGCATCATCCTTACGGATGGTCGGGAGTAGGATGTCAATGCTCGGCTGACTTATCCCTTCCCCTTCTTCGATCCAGCAGATATTAATCCCTTTTAAGGATTTAATCTCATTGTAATTGTTCCTCAGGCCTCTAAAAATAAACTCGCTGCCGGTCCAGGACTTGATGGAGGTGTCAGTTATACGAAAGAACTTGTCCCACTTCAGCTCAGAGATGATATCCCTGAGGGTTTGATGCACTGACTCTTTGATAGAGCTTTGAAGTTCACGGCAACAAAGAAATCGCAGCCTCTCTGTTGCGGCGCGTCTAACCGCTAAACGTCCAAAACTTTCAGACTTCGCACTTCCCCGCCCCCCTTTGGCGATCTTAAAAGGTGCTGGCTTGACCAAGGGATAAAACTTTTTAGGATAGGTAATGATCGTATCATTTTGGTTCAGCTGGGGTAATACTAACATTTTCGCCTTGTGGTTGTGGTTGAGCGGCTAACTCTAACGCCTCATGTAAATCTTGCGGAGAGTCCACGAATACTTCAGTCACTCCCGGAAATTTAAAATCTCCTCCGGGCAATCCACCTATTTCAAATCTCTCAGATAATAATCTTAAATGTTTAGCAAGATTCTCTTGCGCCCTGTCCTTGCTCCAGAATTTAACTTTCTTAAGAATACCGACTTCCACGCGCTTAGGCTTGTTCTCTGTATAATCCATCTCATACATCGCCTCGATCTCAAGACTTGATATCGCCTTGCGCACATGGATTGGAATTTCATGCATGGGTTTTAAATCACCATTGGCCTCCAATGCCTCCTCGGGATCACAGTCTGCAATCTGGAACATCTCATATAAAATTTTGTCGGCGGTGATTAATGTGCGGGTGGCCTTGGCTTGAAGCTGACGATCAATTTCTTTTTTAATGTGAGGGAGCTTTAAAAGTTTGCAGGCCTGATCTGCCGCATATTCTTTTCCGTACCCAGCACGCTCGGCCGCTTTGGTTCCGTTGAGGTCTTTAATATACTCAATGATAAACAATGCCTGAAGAGGCGTCATTCCATCTTCATTTTTTTCTTTAGACTTTTCTATGGTATTTTCGCCCATGATTAACATATACACCCACTTAAATAATATTGCAATTGTTTTCGAATATTTTTAAAATGAAGAGGTGATGAAAAATAAATTAAAAAATATTTGACAGTAATAAATCATTGGTGCATAATCATCATTGTCTTTGGGAGAGATTCAGCGAAACGTATATGAAAAATAAAAAACCTAAATCATCGAATCATAAATTATTGGACTCCGGTGGACTGTCTCCCAAAGACCTTCCTTTACTTTCGCATAGAAAGCCGGGGTCTCCTTATATGCTTGAGTTCTTTGTTATGCTAAGACCGATGCCAAAGATTGAGGATTATAAAAATGGCTAAAGACCCCGCCATCCTCTTCTATACCTCTGACTTTCTCACAGGTACCATGATTATGAGTCATGAGCAGGTGGGTATTTACATCCGCCTAATTTGCTTCCTCCACCAACACGGTGGAGAAATGACCTTAGATGCCTTCAATGCCTTTATTGGCACCCATGAGATCATACGTAGTAAGTTTAGGGTAACTGAAGATGGGATGGTGTATCACCATCGCTTAACCCAAGAAATGGCTAAAAGGTCTAAAAAATCATCTAGCTTATCAGATAATGCTAAAAAACGATGGTCTAACATGCAATTGCATAACAAAAGCATTGAAAAAGCATCTTGTTTGCATATGCCGATTGAAAATGCAAATGAAGATGAAAATGTAATTAGAATTGATAATGATGTTAAAGAAGTTTTTGGTTATTTTTGTATGAAAACAGGCAAGAAGATTCTTTTAAGCCCTGAGCGCAAGCGCATCATCCTCTCCCGCCTCCACCAAGGCCGCACGAAGGATGAGATGTTAAAGGCCATTGAGAACTTTGTGAAGGATGATTGGGCGGACCGGCATCGGTTCTGTGACATTGTGTATTGTTTGGGGGTTCGCAATAAAGTTGATAATCTGGATAAATGGTTGGTGGGTAAAAGGGAAGGGGCTGAAAAGACATGGCCTATCCACCATAAGACATGCCCGGATTGCTTTGGGAATGGCTATGAAATAGCCCAGGGCGGTGGCGCCAAGGTCGCCTGCCGTAGAAAAATGGAGGTAATGATATGAAGTATTTTTTGATTTCTATAATGATCATTTCTGGTCTGGTTGCTGGTGGGATTCTTTATAAGAAAGCCTTTACCGATGGATATCAGGCTAGGATTGATTATGAGCATAGTAAGAGTTAGGTTTCACGTGAAACGTACATAAAACAGGAGGGTCTATGAATAAAGTCATTAATGTTCCTTATGTGAAAGATGAGTACAGAGAGCAAGAAGAGATCGATACTCAGAGCTTTATTGAGGAATTAAAGGAATTTGATTGGTTGGTGTATAGCTATGGCCATGGCTCCTATGAAGGTGGTGGAGACATGCTCTGGAAAAAAGAGGGAAAATATTTCCATCATGATATGGGTCATTGTTCCTGCTATGGTTGGGAAAATGATATTGAAATGGAAGTCGGTTATGATTCACTGGAAGAATTATTAAAAAATTCCAGCGAATCTATTAACGAAACTGTTCAGCCCTTATTAGAGGCTTTAAAATACGCTGGATTGTCTTGATAAAGAAGGAGCATTAAATGCGTATAATTAATGGAATTCCGGTTTGGGGTGATCCGGTTGATGAGGGAGCCCTAGCCCAAATTGAAACATGCAAGAAGACCGCCTATAAGGCAGCCTTAATGGCTGATCATCACCTTGGCTATGGAGTTCCTATTGGTGGAGTTGTGGCCTATAAAAACCAAATATCGCCATCTGGAGTGGGTTTTGACATCGCCTGTGGCAATATGGCGGTTATGACTGATTTGGTATGGGAAGACATTAAGCCGAATGTCTCTTTGTTGGCGGATGAAATATTTAAACAAATAGCTTTTGGCGTTGGTCGCAAGAATGATGAGCGCGTTGATCATCCATTGTTTGAGGACGATGCTTGGAAGGTTTTTCCAGATTCTATTGACAAAAAAGCGGCCGAAAGCCAACTTGGAACAGTTGGATCTGGGAACCATTATGTGGATGTCTTTATTGATACCCTTGAGCGTGTGTGGATTGGTGTGCACTTTGGGTCCCGTGGGCTCGGACACAAGATTGCGACCCACTTCCTCAGGGCTGGCGGTGCCCAAGATGGTATTAATGTTGAACCCCTAGTGGTTGATGTTGATTCTGCCTTGGGAGCTGATTATCTGGTGGCCATGGAATTGGCAGGCAAATATGCTTATGCAGGCCGTGAATGGGTATGCCACAAGGTTATGCAGATCATGGGTGCTTCTCCGCGCACCCGTGTCCACAACCACCACAACTTCGCTTGGAAAGAAACACATCAAGGTGAAGACCTTTGGGTGGTGCGCAAAGGTGCTACCCCTTCCTTCCCCGGCCAGAAAGGATTTGTGGGGGGATCTATGGGTGACATATCCGTTATTTTAGAAGGCATTGAGAGTCCAGATAGTATTCATAGTCTATACTCTACCGTTCATGGTGCCGGGCGCGTGATGTCCCGAAATGATGCCAAAGGAAAATTCATTAAGGATGAGAATGGTTATAAGAAGCGCGGTCCCGGATTGGTAAGGCATGATGAGATGATGAAGTGGATTGCCAATAAACATGTTTGCTTGCGCGGAGCTGGGGTTGATGAGGCACCTCAATGCTACAAAAGGATTGAGAACGTCTTGGGCGAACACGCCACATCCATTAAGATCACTGAGGTGCTCCATCCGGTCATTGTCTGTATGGCGGGGGAAGACATCACAGATCCATACAAAGATTAAGGAGATAACCAATGAAGAAAAGTGAGCTTAAAGTCCGTGATCTACCGCATTTCCCGAAGCAGACACTTCATAAGCACGATTCCATTCCATGCTATATAGGCGCTGAATATGAAGGATGTCAAATCTGTATGAAAAATAGGATGATCTACGAAATCGGCAATCTTCCCGTGGGGGTGGGGTCAGTTAAAACCAATGGTGGATACTTCGGAACTCATTGCCATATATGCCATGATGCCGTTAAGGATTGTAAGTGTACTAAGCCCTCCCCTTCTTTGGTGCCGTTGGATGACATAACAAGAAAAATGTCAGAAATGTATTACGACCATAGAGAAATACAGCTAATTAGAGAAGTATATAGGTTATTTGGCATCCCCTCGTCTGCGAGAGTTGAGCAAATTGAGAAGGTCATTTTAAATGTACCAATACCTGATGAAGATAGTATTGAGACATCTGCTCATAAAATAGCCAAAGCAATCCACAAGCTTATAGGAGGGTGAGATGAAGGAATTTTTAATAGAATACGCTAGAAAAAAATGTAGCGACCTTGAAAGTGTTTATAACATTCAATACAAAGAAGACGTAAATGACGATGCAATTAATGGGGATAAATGGCTAGATAAAGGAACAAGTTATATTTGGAAGGTTGGAGTATTAGCTTTGATTGATTCTAATAAATGTGACTTCGTTAGAGTTATTATAGCTCATCAACGCACTAATAACCACGATATAGAAATAATTGGAGAATTATATTGGAGTGACGGAGAAAATGACGATATTGGTAGATGCTTAGATAGATATTTAGAGTGCCTAAGATGTCTTCATCTAGTATTTACTAATGATTAACCCCACCCAGGAGAGGAATATGATCGTTAAATGTAGAACGGTATTAAATCAAGGCTCAGATTGGCTACCAGAGATTGAGATTATTACTTTAATGGATGTTTAACGCTTCTTAACACCGAGATAGGGGGAATATGAGAATAAGCATAGATGTGAGCAATTTAAAAGTAAACGAATTGATAAAAGTTCTAGATACTATGGATTGTAACACCTCTTTTCTTATTGAAGATTACGGAAGAGAATTTACGTTTGGAGAGTTGAAGAAAAATGAGGATAAATCAGTCAAGGAATAACAATTAGGGGGAATATGGTTAAGCTAAAATATATACCTGGGTTAATGATTGATAAAAGAGAAAGAGTTGCGGTATATGGCTCTGATGGTGAAAGGAATGGTGGTTTTAATGATGCCATTAATCTTCAAGGCGAAAAGTCCCTCACGCTTGATAGTGAAAGCTTAAATAATATAATTAAGCATGTTACTTCACGGTATTTAGTATATGGATTAGAAAAAGAAATTGGGGATGCCATCATATTCTCCCTACCATCTCTGCTCGTGGTTGAGGGGAAGGGGTGAGTATGAATATCTTTTCTTTATTTTTCATTGGATGGAATTTAATAGGCGTTGGGATTTTAATGATTATTAGGTTCTTACAAAAATGTTTCTAATAACTTCATCTACTTAGCGACGGGAATATGAGGGAAATAAAGTTTAGAGTGTTTTTAAGATGGAAAGATTCAGATGGCGAAGAATATGGCCCCGGAATGGTTTACTTCGGATACAGAGAAGACAGCAGAGATGCTGGTTTTTACCTTCACCATGATTCATCCTCCATGATGAGGCAGTGTCCGATTATGCAATTCACAGGCCTCCAAGACAAGAACGACAAAAAAATTTATGAGGGAGATATTTTAAAAGATGAGCGTGGGCAGATCGCTATATGTGAATTTTCTAAATCATATGATGCCTTATTTTCAGGATTCTTGTTTAGGCCTATATTTAACATTAAAACTGGATCAAGGCCTTTATTTGGAGAGATTGAAATTATTGGAAACATATACGAGAATGAAAATTTATTATATGGGAAAAAATAATATTTTACTATTGACATTAATAATCCTTCCCATGTGGGGATGCGAAAAGGCCAAGACAATCAACCATTATAATCAATGCCCATCGTTTATTGGGTGCATCATTCCTTCTTAGAGAGATAAATATGGAACTAAAACACAATCTAGGCAATGAGGTCGTTATCATACCATTAGACTTGGTTGGGAGAATTACTCAAATTGCCATAACCCAGACAGGCATTAAATATCAGGTGCGATATTTTTATAATTCAGAGGCAAAAGAAGTCTGGCTTTATGAAGATGAAATGCGTTTAAAACAATAACAATCGAGGAGAAAATCATGCAAACAGAAACGCTAAGGAATGAATTAACCGCTAACGCCAAGACCTTTAAGACCTCATGGATATTCTTGGGTCAATCCCTATATACGGTTTGGCGCGATAAGCTTTATCATCAATGGGGACATGAGAAATTCGAGGATTATCTCATTAAAGAACTTGGCATGAAGAAAGCTCTGGGCATGAAGCTGGTCAAGACCTATTTCTTTGTCGAGGAGCAAGAACCTGAATATTTAAAGGCCGAATTTAGTTCAGGTCGAGAAGTGGCCATCATTCCTTCCTATGAGCCATTGGATGTGCTCCGCCGCGCCCGCGCTGATCGCAACCTTACTCGTGAGGATTATTCTACCCTACGCGATAAAGTATTTAAGAAGGGAACAGATGCTTCGCAATTGAACAAAGATTTAACCTCTATGATCAAAGAGCGCAAGAAAATTGATCCTGATCAGGAAATAGAAGCCCGCTACAACAAGAGCATCAAGAAGTTCATTGCGGCTATCAAGGAATTCACGCGCGACATGCACTCATTAAACCCGAGCGATACGGGCATCATTGAGAAAGCTGAAGAGTTGCAGGGCAATGTGGAAGCGATGATTTAATAAGGAAAAATATGAAGGATATCATAAACAAAATACACCAAGGGGATGCGATTGAAATCGCCCGGACCTGGCCAGATGAATTCGTAGACACTATCGTTACATCCCCTCCTTATTGGGGCCTGCGAGACTATGGGACAGGGAAATGGCAAGGAGGAGACTCTTCCTGTAATCACTCACGGAAATCATCTCATAAAGAAAACACTTCAACCTTGCAGAGTTCATCCAATAATTCAAATCATGAAAGGGAGGGATGGAGGGGTGGAGTTTGTGGGAAGTGCGGTGCTATCAAGATTGATTCCCAAATAGGACTAGAAAATTCACCTGAGGAATATGTGAAAAAGATAGTTGATTTATTTAGAGAGTGTCGAAGAGTTCTTAAGAAAGAAGGGACGCTATGGATAAATCTAGGGGATTCATATTACAATTACAGGCCCGGCAAAGGTCAACGTCAGTCAAAACAATCTATTGCTGGCCAGAAGTTCTCAGAGGTTGAGAATTGTCCAAAGAGAGGAATTAAGCAAGAAAATTTAAAAGAAAAAGACCTTTGTGGTATCCCATGGATGGTGGCCTTTGCGCTTCGTGCTGATGGGTGGTTTTTACGTCAGGATATTATTTGGCATAAACCTAATTGCATGCCAGAATCCGTCGAGGATAGATGCACAAAAGCCCATGAATATATATTTTTATTAAGCAAGTCTCCAAGGTATTATTATGATCAAGATGCGATTAGGATTCCATTGGCAGCATCTTCTATATTGAGGCTTGGAGAAAAAAATCTAGAAAACCAGACTGGCAGCGATAGGGTTCCAGGAAAGAATAACGGTAACATGAAAGCAGTGCATCATCCTCTTGGCGTAAACAAGAGGTCAGTGTGGTCCGTGTCTCCAATGCCTTTTAAAGAAGCGCATTTTGCTACCTTCCCCGAAGAATTAATAAAACCTTGCATCTTGGCTGGCTCCCCCCCCCATGGGGTTGTTTTCGATCACTTCACTGGA